CGATGCCGGTGTAGAGCGCCGCGGCGGCCGTGCGGTCAGCGATGGTCGGGAAGATCGACAGCCCGACCAGGTCCTGCAGGGTGATGGTGCGGATGTCCTTGCTGGCGATCAGTTGATCGACATGCATGACGTCCTGGACCGTGTTGCCGGTGGCCGTGATGTCGGCGGCCAGTTGCGTGGCCTGCGCGTCGAAGGACTGGTTGAAGACCTGCGCCTGCTCGTAGGTCGGCGCCTGCGTGCGCGACTCGAAGTCGCGGATCAGCCCGTCCTTGTAGAACTGGCCCTCACCCTCGAACACGCCGACCGCGGCCATCGCCTCATACTCGGCTGGCGCCAGGCGTTGCAGGATCTGGCCCCAGCGCTGGCGCGTGAGCTCACCACCTGGCAAGTCCTTGCGGGCGCGCAGCGCGTCGGCAGTGACGTCGCGGCCGGCGGCAGGGCGCCGTACAGGCGCCGGGACCACTCGGCCTTGCGTGCGCCCCATCGGGCCCAGCACCTCGGCCTGGAACGTCTGGTCACCCAGCATGATCACCTGGCCCGACTGCGTGCCCTCCAGGCGCGTCAGGTAGCCCGAGAACCCTGCGTCCAGCACGGCCGACTCGAACCCGAGCTGGTCGCGGCCGGTCTTCAAGCGCAGTGGGTCGGTGTCCGCGTCGTAGACGTTGTCGAGGTTCACGCGCTGCGCGCGCCCACCGACACCGGCCTCGGGGTTGATGCCGGTGCCCTTGTCGACGTAGAAGTAGCTGCGCTTGCGCAGGCGCTTGTCCGCGGCAGTCATGTACTGCTCGCGGTTGCTGCCCTCCAGGCCGGTGCCGAACGCCGACGTGGTGATCGTGGGCCGGTCGGCCTTGGAGTAGTGGAACGCCTCGATGCTGTCGAGCCGGCCCAGGCGCGGTGCGTTCAGCACGCCCGTCTGCTGCCCAGGCGCAGCGCCCAGGATGCGCAGCGGGTAGCGCTGGAAGAACTGCTCGGCCGTCATGCCCATGCGCGAGCCGTAGGCCGTATAGAACGCGCTCGCCCAGGTGGCGTAGCCGTCGTTCACGGCGTCGCGGAATCGGCCGGTGGCCTGGAGCTGGGCCTTGATGTTGGCCTTGACCGCCTCTTGCGAGGCACGCGCGGCGGCCTGGTCCTGCGCCTGCTGGATGACGCGCTCGGCCTCCTGCTGCAGGAACACCTGCGCCTGCTCACCGGCGGCCTGCGCCTCAAACGCGCTCGGCGCGTCAGGCGAGGTGCGCGCGTGCTGCGTCAGCGCCGCGGCCAGGGGCGTGCCTGGCGCCGCGGTCAGGGCGTCTGCGACGCTGATCTCGACGGTGTCGCCGGTGGCCGCGGCCACCGCGATCTGGTCGCGCACCGCGGCCGGCAGCACTGCCAGTGCCTCGGGCGGCAGTTGGTTCAGCACCTCGCCGTCGACGTACAGCTTGGCGTCGCCCGACATCTGGCCCATCAGGTTGCGGAACTGCTCGGGCGAGCGCTCGCGCAGCGCAGACTGACTGGCCAGCTCGAACGCGCGCTCCAGCGCCTGGCCGGCCATGCCGGCGCGCTGCATGTTGGCGCCGTCGGCCGACAGGCGCGAGAGGGCAGTCTCGAGACCCTTGAGCACCGCGACGTTGCCGCCGGTGCCGACGATCGTCGCGATCAGCGTCTGCGCGGCGGCGCTCGGGCGTTCCTCCAGGTAGCTGCTGAACGGCTTGTCGGGGTTCAGGATCGCCCACTCGTTCAGGTCCTGCAGCACGGTGGCGATCTGCTCGCCAGGAACCTCCAGCGCGATCTGTCGGCCCAGGATCTGCAGGAACCCGGCGCCGGCCTTGACGTCCTTGAGCAGCGCGGCCAGCGGCAGCTTCTCGGTGGCGTATTCGATCGCGGCCTGCGAGGCGCCAAACGGCAGCGCCTGCGACAGCGGCAGGCCCTTCTCGCGCGCCTGCTGGTAGGCGTCGCCGCCGGTGCCTGCGGTCATCATTGTGAGCGAAGCGCCCTGGCCGCCGGGCAAGAAGACCAGCGGCAGGGCCAGCAGGTTCTGCGTCAGCGACTCGATGCCGCTGAAGAATCCGCTGCCGACGATGCCGTCAGACTTCGGTCGCGCAGCGTCGGCATTGCGGCCGGCGCCGGCGCCTGCCATCGCGAACCCTTCGGCCAGGCGGCGCAGCGGGTTGCCGCCGATGGCGGTCACCGACTCCAGCGGGTCGAGCACCGGCGCCACGAGCTCCAGGCCGGCCTGGAACACTCCGGCGGCGCCGCGGCTGGCGCGGAACACTCCGGCCTTGGTGGCCCCGCCCAGGTCGCTGGCAAAGCGCTCGATCTGCCCCAGCACCCCAATGTCGTCCTGCGCGATCGTCGTGAACGACGGGTCCAGCAGTTGTCGCGCGAGGATCGGGGAATCGCGCATCATGCGCAGGATGTCCAGCGCGCGGGCGGCTTCCTTGCGGCGCACCTCGTCCAGGTTGCGCTCGACCACCGACAGCGGCAGGCCGCTGGTCTGGCTCAGTCGCTGGCGCTCGGCCGCCAGCTCGGGATCGTCCTTGAGCGCGCGCTCGACGACAGCGCGAAGCTGAGACTCGCGCTGACGCTGCTCTTGCTGCAGCATGATGTCGGACGGTCGTTGCCCTGAAGCAGGAACCAACGGCTGGCGATCCTCGCGCATGTACCGCGCTTCGTTCTGCAACAGGGCATCAGATGGCAGCATCGCTTCTTCCGGTTCAGAACTTTAGAACGGCCTGCAGCTCGCGCTCAAGGCGTTGGGCTTCAGCTTGGCGCTCGGCCAGAGCCTTGCCAAATTTATTGCGATCTGCGTCGGTGCGAGCGATCTCCAGGTCGCGCTGGGCCTTGTTGACGAGATCGCGCGCGGTCTGCAGTTCTGCTTCGAGTGGCCGGCGACGTTCTTCGCGCAGCTTGTCGCGTGCCTGGATGACCAGCGCCTCGGCCTTGAGAATCTCGGTGCGCGTGATGCGTGCGCCGTTCTGGTCGTTGGCATCGAGCTGCATCTTCTCGGCAACCCGCATGTTTTCGATGTTTCTGCGAACCATGCTGATCTGCGACTGCAGGGTATTGAGCGCAGATTTGTTGGCGCCGCCCGGCGTTTTCTGCAGCACGTCTCGCAGTTCGTCGACACCTGCGATGTTGGTGGAAGCCACCCTGGCAGGGGCCGGCGCTGCGGGAGCCGGCGCGGGTGCGCGCGGCGCGGGGGCTGGCGCTGCGGGTGCGCGTTGCGCGGGGGCTGGCGCGGCAGGAGCTCGCGCAGCAGGGGCTGGCGTAGCGGGTGCGGGAGCGGGAGCGGGAGCTCGCGTAGCAGGGGCTGGCGCAGCGGGAGTCGGCGTTGCAGGTGCGGGAGTCGGCGTTGCAGGTGCGGGAGTCGGCGTTGCAGGTGCGGGGGCTGGCGCAGCGGGTGCAGGGGTTGGCGCTGCAGGGGCTGGCGCTGCAGGGGCTGGCGCTGCAGCCGCGGCAGCCTGCTGGGCACGATAGGCGGCCCACTCCTCCTGCGAGGCGTAGATGCTCGGTTGAGCGGCCGGCGGCCGCACTATTGTGCCTACTGTGGCCGGCGCAGCGGAAGCTGGTGTAGCAGATGAGCGCGGTGCGGGGGCGGCAGACACCCCTTGCGCTGCTTTAAGCGACGTCGGTCTGCCATCTGCAACCCACATTTTCGCGATGTATGCCTCGGTGATTGGCAACCCTGCGGCACGCCTCCGGCGCCGCGCATCGGCGCTGTAGTCGCCAGGGATCTGCGACAGGTTGACCTCGCGACCGTCGACGTTGACGTAGACCTTCTTCGCGTCGATGTCGGCTCGAGGCACAAGCGACAGGAGGGTCTCCTTGTCCGGGCCGATGCGCTCGACGTAGACCCTGTCAAGCAACACCTCGTCGATGATCTTCTGCTTTTCGTCAGCGGTCAAATTCTTGCCACCACGCTCCGCAGAGGCTGCGCGCACGCGTCGATCGACCTCGCTCTGGAACATGCCGGCACCTTCCGGGTCCCGCTTCTTGTCGATGCCGGCAGCGACCAGGGCGTTGTCGATGCGCTGCGCGTCGGTGAACATCGCGTCCTGCGCGCCGCTGCTTGCGGTCCCGGTTTTGCCGGCCGGCACGGCCATCTTGGCGAGATCGTCCATCTGCGTTGGCGCGATCTTGCCCGCCAACACGGCCCACTCACCGCTGGTCAGTGTCTTGCCCTCGGTGGCCAGCTTGACGATGCGATCGCGCGCCTCGACATAGGTTGCCCAGTCAGTCTTGACCGGGATACCGGCGGCGTCGCGCTTGGCCTTCTCGCGCAAGTGCTCGTGCAACGACACGCGCTCCTTGCCGTCCATCTGCGCCAGCAGCGCTTCGGGAACCGTCTTGCCCTGCCCCACCAACTGCCAAGCCTGGTCGCTGGCCTTGCGCTCGCGCTCTTGCTGCGCAGCCATCACCATCGCCTGGTTCTCGCGCACACGCTGCAGCGCCTTCTCGCGTACGTTCGTGTTCTCGATCTTGGCGATGGTCGTCAACTGCTGATCAAACGGCAGCGATGCCACGCGCGCCGCCTCGCGAGTAGCGGTCTGGTTTTCGAGCTCGCCCTGCACGGCCTGGTCCACGCGCGTGCGCACGTCCAGTGGGATGGCGCTGCCGTGCTGCAGCAGGTAGCTCTTGGCCGCCTCGGCGCCGCCGGGCTTGCTGGCCAGGGCCACCGCCACGTCGGCGTGATACTTGCCGAGCAGCTCATCGGCCATCAGCTTGCCGGTGGCCGCCGGGTCCTTGGCCCCCATCAACGTCGCGTGCCTGATCGCGTTGTCCAGGATCTGCTGGCGCGTGGTGGCGGCCAGGGCCTGCGCGTTGCCGGCGTTCACGGTGCTGCCGGCGTCGGAGATGATCTGGTTCTGCAGCGTGCGGAAGTTGATCTCGCGCGCCTTGGTCTTTTCGCTCTCGACGTAGCCCAGTGTGTCGGCCTGGGACTGCAGCGCGAGTTGACCTAGCGCCTTGTTGGCGATCTGCCGAGCCATCGGGCTCGCGCTCTTGCCGTACTGATCGGGAGCCTTTTTCCACCAGTCGGCCATCGCTGCGCTGTACTGGTCGGCCTGGTCGCCCTTGTACTGCTCGCGCAGCGCAGCGCGTTGGCTTTGGTAGTCGCTGCGGACCTGCAGTTCGAGCTTGAACGCCTCGTCCTGGGCATCGCGCTCGATGCGTCGGTCGAGGATCTGCGCGCCGGTCGTCAGCGCATTTGCCAGAGCGGTTGTCCCGCTCGACACGTCCGGGGTGCGTTGGAACGACGGGCGCAGCGCCTCGGTGCGAACCTGCGGGCCCTCGTAGGTCGGGATGCGAGGCATTACGTGCGACCCCTGTAGGTCATCCACTTGTCGGAGACCGAACCCGCGGTCCCGAGCAGTGTGGAGAACGCCTGTAGATTGGCATTGCGCGAGGCGAATTTCCCCTGCATCAGCATGTCCTGGCCCTGAGCGCGCGTGGACCAGGCCTCGCGTCGTGCATTGGTGCGTGCGGTGGCGCGGTCCTGCTCGGCGAAGAAGTCGGTCTGGTCGATCAGCTCGGCCGGCGTACCGACACCAAGGTCGAGACCGCGCGCAGCCATCATGGAGCGCTGCGTGCCGCGAAGCTGGGAGGCCTTGCGTTGGACGGCCTGGGTCTCCTCCTCACCGCGGCGCTCGGCGTCCTGCGCAGCGTACTCGGCCATCGTCGCGTTGTTGCGCGCAACCTGCTTGGCAGCCTGGCCCTGCTGGTAGGCGCCGGCTGCGCTCATAACACCAGCACCCGCGCTCAACCCCAACACGGCGGCCATTGGCGCACTGAGGGCGGCGCTCAAACCAAGCGCGGATGCACCTGCAGCAGTGCCTGTACCGATGCCGGTTGCCAATCCGGCAATGGCACCTAAAGTAATCGGCTCACACATGGCGTGTCATCTCGAAGGTGTGGAACATTGCGCCGTTGGGTGGCACCGGGATTGCCGGGTGCACTCTGAATCCCAAACGCTTCAGCCAGTGCAGTGCCACGGTGTTTTCGGCGTGCACGGCGTTGTACAGGCGCGGGTATTCCTGCAGCATCGCCGCAATGTACCGTTTGGCGTAGTGCTGAAGGACACGCCGGTGGCGTGGCAGAACGTCGGTGCCAAGCAACCAAGGCACGCCGTTTGGGGTCAGCAGCGAGCCGTGCTCGGCGCAGCCAAATATGCAGGCGAGCTCGCCGTTGATGAGGGCCGTGCGCGACCAGCGCGACGTCTTGGTTGCGACGTCCAGCGCCGCGGCGTAATCGGTCCAGCCGGCCGCGTCGAGCTCGGCGCGGTCCTGCGCGCGCAGGTTCTCGGCCAGCTCTGTCAGGTCTGCGGGCGTCGGCGCCCGGAGCTCAACCGCCGGTCGCGACATCGAGCGCGATCCCCAACACCGTCAGCGGCAGGGGCTGGTCCTGGCGCACGCAGACGGCGCCGTCGCTGTTCCAGCTCGGGCTGATTGCAAAGCGCAGCTCGCCCGTGCGCAGCGCTGGCGGCGAGCCGTAGGGATCGGTGTGGTCGCGTGCCGGGTACTCGGTGAGCTTAGTGAACGACGGCCCAGCCTTGACCAGGTTCGACTGAGTCACGCGCAGCGCCACCCCGTTGACGTTCTTGCGCAGGTACTGACCGGCCGCCGGTGCACCCTCCAAGGCCAGCGGCAGTGTCTGCAGGTCGGACGTGTAGGCCAGCCCGACGTGGATGACCGAATAGCTGGCGTCGAGCGTTATTGAGCCACCCGAGACCGTGCGTGGAGGATGCACCCCGCCGTCGGCCAGGATCTGCACCTGCTTGCCTTCAAGGTGCCACAGGCCTGAGACGCTCGACACTGGGGCGCCGTAGTAGCTCAGACCCGAATCGACGAAGAACGCGTCCTCCTGGTCGACCAAGATGCGCGTCTGCAGGCGCTCGACGTAGCGCACCTGACGGCCGTCGACCTCACGAAGCACGGTGACATAGAGCACGTCCTCGCTGGCCTCGGGCACGACGCACACGCTCTCGAAGAAGCCGTCGGTGACGTGCTGGTGCCAACCGTAGACCTGCTGCTCGGGTACATGCGTCAGACCCAGCAGGGCGCCGTCAGAGCGCACGCACCACAGGGTCGGCACCGGCGCGCGCGAGTAGGCCATGTCGCGCACCGTGTAGCCGTTGAACAGGTGCGGCGCCATGATCGACGCGTCCACGGACGAATAGGCGCTGGCCTCCCAGTTGTAGGCGAGCTCGCGGATGCGCGAGCCCTGGGCCTGCACGTAGAGGGCTGAGTTGTTGGTCAGGGCCGGCCGCACTTCAGACGAACCGCTGAACCCTTGCGGCTTGATCGACAGGCTGGTCGGGGTGATCGCGGGTGCGCTGTCGGCGTAGATGCGGAACTCCCCGCCGCCGGTCAGCGCGATCAGGTCGGCCAGCGGCACCAGGTGCTGGATCGAGTTGTTCTGCTGCGCGGCGATGCGGAACTTCAGGGCGTCGTCGTCCTGACTCGGCGTGCTCGACGTGAGGTTCGACAGCGTGCCGGTGCGGGTGGCGTAGATCGTCTGCGGCTCGTCGGTCGGGGCGGCGAACCACCGACGCTGCTCGTAATGGGTGACCGCTGTTGGGTACTGGCCGGCCGCCGTGTTCAGCGTGTAGACGTTTTCGGGCGGCGTGATCGACGTGTCGGCCAGCACGTTGTCGTCGACGATCGCCTCGATCGCCACGTATGTCGAAAACGCAGTTGCGTTTGTGGCCGGCGTCGATGCCATCACGTAGGTGAACGTGTTTGCGCCTGTGACGGTGATGGTGTACGTGCCGTTGAACTCTACCGGCAGCACGTCGGTAATCCTCACAACATCGCCTGTCGACAGGCCGTGCGGACTAGGGCCGGGTGGCGACCCAGATCCTGTCGTAAGGGTTGCTGTTGTGCCGGAACGCGTCAGAGAAGCGATGTTGTTTGTAATCAACGGCGCCTGGCCGATATAGCCGTAGGTGCCGCCACGCTGCTTGTAGAGCCGATAGCGGTATACCCCTGCCGCAGGCGTCCAACGCAAGGTGTTGTAGTTGCCGCTGACGCTCAGGTTGTTGCTGGTGCTGACCGGCGGTGACGGCAGTGATTCGGTGATGCCGTCGGCCTGCACCGCCGTGATCACGTAGCTCTGCGGATTCTGGTTACCCGCGGTACCGACGGTCGCGGTGACGGTCAGTCCACCTGGGATCGCGATGCTCGGGGTGAAGTTGACAGCAGTCAGCGTCCAGCTATCGAACCCCAAACGCCGAAGCTCTCTTGTGGCGTAGAGGGGATGGCTGACCGTCAGTACGTCGGCGTCTTGCGTGAACCGAAGCTCAAACAGGACTCCGAAATCGTAAGGCGTCGAAAGGGTATAGACACGGTTGACTATGGTGCCAGACGCTGTCGTGCTGTTACCCCACCGATCGGCGGTCGTGAAGGTGTTGGCACCCGTAACCGTGATGCGGTGGAACCTGTTCCCGATATAGACATCGTCGCCTGTCGAGTAGCCGTGTGCAAGGACCGTCACCGTCGAACCGACAATGCTGCTGATGGGTTTGCTCGTCGAATCAAACACCGCAGCACCGTTGACATAGAACCGGATGTAGCCTCCACCGAACTCCAGGACGACGGACTGGTTGGCGCTGTAGACGAACGGGATGAGCCGCGTGGCCGCGTTGGGGCCCAAAACCGGGCCTGGTGGCGGCGTGTAGTTCGAGTTCTGCACTTCGGCCACGAACTTGAACCCCGGCCGACGCGCGGCGGGCCCGTGCGGCAACGTGGTCATGTTGCGGCACAGGGCCAGGCCAGTCTGGTACTTGGTGAGGTCCAGACGCCCGTAGAGCTCGGGCGTGATCTCCCCACCCGAGAAGCTGCGCAGCAGCGTCTTCATGCGCGGGCCGTGATCGCCGGCGGCGTGTAGACGCTCGACTCCAGGGCGGCGCTGGCGTCAAGCGCGGCGGCCGTGCGCAGCGCGTTCATGCCGGCCTGCGTCCACGAGTTGCCGATCGAGATCGACTCGCGACCCTTGATGATCGGCCCGGCCAGGTAGCCCGCCAGCAGCATGCCCAGGCCGGTCACAAAGTCGGCCGGATACTTGGTGGTGTCGGTCACGTCGCGCGTGTAGATGAGGACGGCGTCCTCGCGGTCGGTGTAGAGCGCGTCGCCCTCGCGCTCAAACGGGGCACCGTTGCGCTCAGGCGCGTCGAGCTCATCGGCCGCCAGGATCTTGCGCGGGCGCAGGCAGTCGGACGGGAGCTGGTACTTGTAGGCCCACTGCGTGCTGTCGTTGGTCAGCTCGGCCAGGGCCACGCGCTTGCGCGCGAAGCTCCAGGAGTGCGAGGCGATCGCGGACTGGCGCGCGATTGGCAGGAACCTGGCGCAATGGCCGGCCTCGACACTGCCGTCGGGCGGCGACAACTGAACCACGACGGCATCGGCGCCAAGGTGGCTCAGGGCGGTGTTGGCGATGTCAACGATGCTGGCCATGACGGCACTGTAGGCGTGAGCTCAGTTCACACGGACACCGTCAACGGCGACGGCGCCTGCGGATGCGCAGCCAGTCGATCGCGCTAACGACCGGCCCCTGGCTTCCGCGGAACAGCAGCAGGAGCATCAGAGGGCCCGCAGCATCGCCAGCGTCGACTCGGTCTGAGTGATCTGGGCTTCGAGCACGATGATGGATTGCACGTCACCGATGCTGTGCGCGGCCGCCTTGGCCCCGTTCAGTTGCATCAGCTTTGCAGACACGAGTTGGATCAGATTGTCGATGGTCATGCGAGCACCAAAAGTTCGTGGGTAACGGTTGAGCCCATCCGCAGATGCAGGATGTTGGTGTAGGAGTCTCCACTCCCGTCAGTCGCGTAAACAGCCATCCTGTCACCACTGTTACCCGTCACGTTTTCTACAGTGTCCGGGGATACGAACGGCGTCAGTGTGCGGTTCTGCACGTCGAAACGCCGCATGGTGTTCGCCACGTTTGTGGCGTACACCTGAATGTAGTTCATCCTGCCTTCGTTGTTTATCGGGTCATAAGCTGCACAAGACCCGGTGGTTATGCCTGTGGTGTTTTGTCCATCATAGGTTATGGTGGACGTCCACGTCCCCAAAGTTCCACCAGCAAGATCGAACAAATCGATTGAGCTACTGGAGCTTGCTCTGGTTGCAAAACAGTAAGAGTTCCGGGAGCTTTTTAGCTCGTCAGGACGAATGCCCCAAGATGGCATCCAGAATGCACCTGATTGTGCCGCGGTAGTTGATGTGGCAAGATTGAACCAAGTATTAGCTGGCACATTTGCTGTGCCGTTCTGATAATTTTGGTCTCCGTAGTTGAATGCTGCTAGTAAAGTCGAACCGTTTGTGCGCAGCAATATGATATTCGGCAGCTCGATGACGTATTTGGCGTCCAGTGATGGTGTTGTCGTCCATGCGCTGCCAAGCGTGTACACCGCAGATGGGCCTGAGGTGTGAGACGCAATGAACCGACGCTGGCCAACGGCAGAAGGCGTCGTCGTGTCTTCGACAATGCGGATTTGAAAATTTCGGTACTCGTTGGTGACGACATCGTAGTCGCCACCAGTCAGGTGTCCGGTAAGCGTGGTCGATGTCGCGCCTGTAGCAACAAGTGCGTACCTGTCAACCAAGCCGCTGTCGTACAGGTAAGGGCCTTTGATCATGCCCTCGCCTGGGTGGCAATCGTAGGGCGTATATTGCTCATCCAGGGCGATCAAACAGCTTTGTACGCCGGTTGTTCCTGGGCTGTTAGTGGCGTTGATAAAACCTGTTGCAATATCTAGACGTCTGAGGTTTGTTCCGGTGCCTGCGCTAAAGCAGTAGACCGAGCCTGAAAGCAGCTCATAAATATCGCCAGCCGCAGGAGTAAACGAGAACGGAGTGTCGACTGTTACATCAATGTTGACGGTTCCGGCGCTGTTTGCGGATATGAACCGCTCTTCTGTCTTGCCAGCCGACGTACTGATGATGCGAATTTTGAACCCGTAATCGCCTGAACCGCCTCGGTTGGCCCAGACATTGTTTCCGATCGCAGCCGCAACGGTGCTTAAGGTAATACGTGTTGGGGAGCCGCCACTTAGCGTTCCGACCAGGCCTTTGTTTGGTGCGAAAACCACACCCATACCGGCGTTCGTACTGCCGCCCAACCCCAGCGAGGCGTTCGCGATGTCCCAACCTTTCGTGACCACGTTGTACCTATACAGCGTGGTCACGCTGGTTAGGTAGTAGACGTATGGGTTGCGCGATACGTCAGACCGCATATCGCTTGCAAAACCTGTACCAATAACGTGAGCTACGGGGGCTTGCGTAGCAGGCGCCCACATCATGCGGTCGATGCCGCGCTTGAAATTGTTTGACATATCAAGTCACCAAAGAGCGGACATTGGACGCCCAAGCTGATCGCGCTTGGTGGATCACCAAGACATCGGACGGCGTATTGTTTAAGCTAACCAGGTTGGACACCGTGGAAAGCGTTGATATGGTGCTGACCGTGCTGACCGAGGTGACCGACGAAACGGTCCCGGATTCCAGGATCGCCGTGACCCGGCCTCGGTTCAGGTTGGCGTCGTACCCTGTAGGACTGTTCAGTCGCGCAAGCACCTGTCGCAGCATGAGCTCGACGATCTCATCAACAACCGGCTGCGGGCTGTCGCGACTGAGCAGTGATGCTTCGCCCTCGCCGCCAACGACCAGCTTGACGAGCTGGTAGTGGCGGCCATCGACCTCGTCGGTGGCGACGACTGAGCCGTCGCCAGGTAGGGTGACGTCGTCAGCCACTGATCATCCCAGCAGCTTGGCGATCTGCGCCCGCGCGCTGTCGATCTTGGCCGTCAGCGCGTCGAGCTCCTTCACCGCTGCGTCGCGCTGGGCTTCAGCGTCGGCGGCTTGAGCCTGCATGGCGTTGCGCCGGGCCTCGGCATCGAGCTCCAGCTCGGCCAGCTTCTTCGAGTGCGCCGCCACGCGCCGCTCCGACGCCTCGATCGTGGCCTTGCCGGCCACCTTGGCGGCGTCCTGTGCCTTGAGCGCGGCCTCCTCGGCCGCCTGGCGCTCGGCCACGAGCTGCTCCATCGTCTGCGCGTGCGCAGCCTTGGCGGCCTCCAGGTCGTCGCGCAGCTTGTCCACCGCGGCCTGCAGCTCGCGCTGGTTCTGCTCCAGGCCGCCCACGGCCTGGGCGAGCTCTTCGGCGCGCTCGAACGCCTTGTAGACGCGCAGCCCCTTGCGCAGTTCGATCAGGGCCTCGGTCACGTTCATGTCAGCCCCTCAAGAACAGGTAGGCGGCCAGGTTGGTCGTGCCGTCGCCCGCGGTCACGCGCGGCCGCACGTAGCGCGTGGCCTCGCTGATGGCCTCGATCGCGGCGGTGGTCTTACTGATCGGGTTGCCTTGCGGGTCGGTCAGCGGCAGGTAATTCACGCCGTCGTTTGAGCCTTCGAGCACGATCGTGCCGCCCGCGCCGAACGTGCCGCCGAACTGGATGCTGCGGTCGGTGAAGGCACCGAACTGGACAGCCTCGCCGTCGTCGCCGTTCTGCAGGTCAGCCCAGGTGATCAGCGAGCTCTCGCCAGGGAACGCCTGGTCGACCGGCCGGCGGCCGGTGACGCTTGCGGTGCGGGTCGTCATCTATCAGCCCCTGTGCATCAGACGAGGTTCTCGACCATGTTGGTCGGAACCTCCTTGGCCAACTGGGAGAGCGCCACCGGCGCCTCGCGCCTGCGCGCGGGGCGGGCCGGGGTGCCGGGGCCGATCGATTCGAGCGGTACAAACCAGCTCGCCTTGAACGTGTCGGCCACGTCGATGACGTCACCAACCCGCACTCTGGCGCCTTCGTGGAAGGCGGTCTGTACCACTCGGACTTTCATCGATCAGCCCCTGTCACTCACAGTTGGAACGGCGCGTCGTAGGACTTCCACGCGGCCGGCGTCGGCGTGAGGAACGCGTCGATCGCGCCGGCCGTGATCGCGGCCGTGCCGGTGACCTGCTGGACGCCCAGGTAGCGCTCGTAGGTCACGCCTTCGATCGGCAGCGCGAACACGCCCAGCACGGTGCCGGCCTTCAGCGTGGTCGTGCCGGTGCCGGTGCCCGTGGTGAAGGCCCGGGTCTGCATGTGGATCGACTGCGTGCCGTTGGTGGCCAGCGTGCCAGAGTCGTCCGAAGACAACTGGAACTGGACCGTGCCGGCCGAACCGGCGGTGATGCCGGTGGCGACCTGCAGGACCAGGTAAAGCTGGTCGCCCGGCTGGCCGATGCCGCGGCCGGCAACGCCCAGGTCGATCTGGTCGCCCAGGTTGTAGGTGCCGGCAGCGCCGGTGTTCAGGCTCTGCGCGTCGCAGAACTCGGTGCGTTCGTCGAGGATCATGGTGAGGTTCCTTTCGTGTCGGGTGATGCGAGGGCTTAGACCACGCGGGCTTCGGTGTTGAGCAGCGCGTCAGTGCGCATCACCGGGATCTCGTCGAAGGTCAGCACACGCTTGCCAGCCACCGTCTCAAACGTGAGGTTCGAGGCAACCTTCTCCAGGATGCCCAGACGCAGCTTCTCGCGGATGTTGCGGTTCACGTAGAACGCAGCCCGACCAGCACCAAAGCTGGGGATGCGCTCGGCCGCCTGGATCATCCAGTTGATGATGTTCTTCGTGTTGGCGACCGTGGTCAGGTCGGACACGTCGATGTTGGCGATGCGGACGATGTAGCGCCAGTCGCGCACCGTCAGACCGCAGTCCCAGCGGTAGTGCGAGCGGTACATCTGCGCGCGGCCCGAGGCGCCGTCGACGTTTTCAACCGTCACCTCGCCGAGGTCACGCATCTGCACGCCGCCGGTGCTGCCCTTCGGGTAGATGCCGTGGCAGGTGTTGGGACCCCAGACGACCAGCCAGATCGAGGTGTTGTCCGAACCCGTGCCAGTGGCGTCGATGATGTTGTCGGCGTTCTGCGCAGACAGCGAGTTGAACCGCGGAGCGAAGCCGGTGAAGGCCTCGGGCTCGGTGGACTCGTTGCCGTAGAACAGCGTGCTGGCCATCTCCTGGGACATCGACTCGACGAACGCCTTGTCCTCGGACAGACGGAACGCGGCAGCATTGCCGTTCAGGTCGGCCAGCGCCTTGTCGACCTCGGCGTAGGCTTCCAGCATGCCGCACGAGTCGGTGACTTGCGCGGTCGTGCTCTTCGACGGCTGAACGCCGCCGTACAGCTTGCGCCAGGTCACGCCGGGCAGCCCGGTGCGCACGGTCGTCTTGTGGCCGGTCGGCAGGTTGCCTTCCATGAACGTCATGTCGTTCAGGACCGGGTTGGTGGCGGCCAGCAACTCGACGATCTTGTCGACGTTCAGGCTGGGGTCGAGTCGCGACGCGACGTCGATCAGGGTGGGATTGTTTGCGGAAAGGGTAGCCATGATGGGTTTCCTATCGGGTCATGGAGGGGAACAGACTCTTCGCGAGGTCACTCTCGGTGGCGGGCCCCTTGGCCGCGCCGCGCACGAACGTGTCCTCGCTGATCGCTTTGCCGATGCGCCAGGCCAGCTTCACGACTTCTGGGTGGTTGCCCAGTCCGGTCGAGTTCAGCAGGTCCTTGAGCTCAGGCGACCCGAATTGGTCGATGGCCTTCTTGGCGACGGCCAGGGTCTCGGGTAGCTTGTCGCCACCGATCTCCTTGTCGGCCTTCACCTGCTCGGCCCATCCCGTGACCAGCGTGGTGTGAGCTTCGTGCTGCGCCCTGGCGCGATTGGCGGCCAGCTCGGCCAGCTTCTTCGCGGACTCGGCCGGGAGCTTCAGCTCCTTGGCCAGCGCTTTGAACTCGCTCGCACCCTGCTCATCGAGGGCGACCCCTTCGGGCAACTCGAACTCGACGTCGACGTCAGTGGCTTCCGGCGGTGTAGTGGTCGCCGGCGTGCCCTCTGCGGGCGTCGTGCTCGGTGGACTGGACTCGGCCCCAGTCGTTGGCGGCTGTTCCCCGGGGGTCGTGGTCGGTGTCCCGGTTCCCTGCTCTGTCGTCAATTCGCGTACTCCTTGAGGAGCTTCACATAGCTCTCGGGCGCGATTTCGAGGATCTCTGCCATGAGGAACAGACCGAGGTGACGCTTGCCTTCGTTGAAGGCCATCACACTGCCGCTGTGGTTGAACGACGTGCGATGCACCCCAGACTCCTCAAGCAGACGGCTCACGATGCGCCGCCCTTGAACGTGGGCCATCAACCACTTGAAATCTTCGACTTGCTGCTTGCGCTTCAAGGCAACCTGGGCTTTCGCCGCGGCTTCCTCGTGCTCGTCAACAGGTTCGATGGGATCTCGCATGGTCAACGGCCGGGATGGTAGGCGCGAGTTGCGCGCCCACGGACACG